TCGAATGTTGATGGATCTAGAACAACACCACTGCTCATCAATGGAATGTATGGGCAATAGAATGCTGCTGCATCAGTTTCGCTTGAACCTTTGTAACCAACCAATACAGGTTGTGTATCAGGTGCATAGCTGTTTACGAATACACGCATAGCGCCATTCAATGTACCAACGAACTTAGTGTTTGTTGGAGCTTCAAATGTACCTTCTGTTGTACGAGCAAAAGCTGAAGTAGTTGCTGATTGCAATACTGTCAATGAAGCTGGAGATACAACAGCCCAGTTACCAGCACCACGACGGGTACGTTGAGCGATCAAGTTAGCAACACGATTGATGAGAACAGCTAAAGCAGCATGTTCGTCACCAACGTATGTAGCTGTACCAGATACAGTAGCTTGGTTGTATGTGTACTCAGTTGTAGCTAGAGTAGCAAGAGACAATAGAATTTCTTGGTCGATTTCAGCAGTAATTTCTTGTGCTAGTGCGGCCATGATTTCTGCTTCAACGTCAATCCCGTGTTGTGATTGTGCGTCTTGAGCAGCTTCGAATGTCCAACGTGCTTGTAACTTACGTGACTTAGCTTCAACGGCTTGACGCAAGATTTGCACAGAGATTTGCTTACCACCGTTGCCTTCAAGGGCAGCAGTATCGTTACCTGTGTAGTAACTAGTTGTATCAGTACCATACGGTGTACGTGAATATGCTTGAGCAATCAAGAATGGACTTAATGCTTCTTGACCAGCTGTAACACTAGTTTGAGCAGCACTGTTGTCTGTTAAATTGTTTGCATAGCGAACACGTAGAGTATGAATCTGACCAACTGGTCCTGTCATTGGTTGAACACCAACCAATTCGTTAGCGATAACGGTTGGCATGACACGACGGATAACTGGAAGAATCACACGGTTTAATGTAGCGATGTTACCAGCAGTTGTTGTACCTGCTGAAGATTCAGCAAGTAGTTGCTTTTTGGTGTTTTCTAAGATAACACCCATAGTTGAACGGCGAGTTCCTTTTAGACCTTCTAACAGGGCTTCCTTGGTCTCGTTCCAACGGCCTTCTAATAATACTTTTGACATTTTATATTCTCCTAAATTATGTCTTTTTTATAGCCCTGCCAGGCGTTTGATATCGATAACGTTATCACGTTGTTCCATATCTACTTCTTGTGGTTTGGCAGATTTATCACCAGTAACTTCTTGAACACTTTCACGTAGAGTGGTCTTAGTAGACTTTCTCTCTGTTCCACTGTTTAGAACTGCTGGTAGATACTTGTCGAAAGTGCTTTGCAACTTTGGTGTTTGCACACTTTCTAGTAAGTCCTTCATTATAGATCCTTTTTCTGCGTTTAATGGAGCAAGTAAATCACTCATCATTTTTTCACGCTGATTAGACTCTTTAATGATACGAACTTCACGTTCCTTTGTCTCAATCAATTTTTTAGTTTGATTGATTACGTTAGTAGATTCGGCTAATTGTTGGTCTTTCAATTGTAGAGCATTCATTAGTTTACGTGTTTCAGCTTTATCATTTAAATGAGTAACTGAGAACTCGCTTGCAAAACTTTCAAATATTCTACGTCCAAAATTGTTCTCACGAGCAACTTTGATATCTTCCTTCAACTGTCCTAATTCACCCTTTAGATGTGATGTTACAACGGTATTCAATCTCTTAGCAGATTCAGTCACAAAACGTGACTTCAATCTTTCAAGTTGTTGACGACCTTCAGCAACTAACTTGACCTTTGCTTCAACTACAGCTTGTTTGTCTTGTGTAAATTCTTTAATTTCACGTGCCAATGCATGAACAATAAATTGTTCTAGTTTAGCTTGACTTTCCATTTGTAGTTTACGTTCAGAGCGTAATTCTTTAATTTCTTCAGCTAGTTTAGTAACCATGAAATTATTGAATTTAACTGCGCTTTCACGCAATTGTTGTTTAGCTTGTACGCGGTCTTCGTTCATTGCTTGTCTTTCAGTTTGAAATTCTTGAATTTCTTCTGATAGACTTTCTGTAACCATTTTATCTAGGGCTTCTACCATTACGATTCTGTCATGTTCATAACGTTGTGCGAATTCTTCACGTAATTCAACACGTACTTGCTCACGTGCCTCTTGTAACTTAGATTCCCATGCTTCGTTAAGAGCCTGGCCTACATCTTCGTTAATAAGTCCACTTTCAAGTAATGGCTTGATAGCATCAAACATGCTGTTTCCCCTTTATTTAATTTTGAGATCATTGATTAGACGAAGGACTTCGCTTTTCAAGTATTTCTCTACTTTCTTGTTGCCCTGTGCGTCTTTTGCAATATCCAACATTCTATGACCATGACGTAAATTCATCATGCCTTCATAGATTGCTTTAGGATACGCATTAGGTGCGCTTGGTTGTGCAACAATATCCACAGTGACTATTTCAAAGTCACTTACTTTGCCGTTCATATCGTCAACGTTACCGCTGCCACGACTTGAAACGCCGAGTTTGACACCACTCTCCAACATAGTAGCAACTAGTTGCCCCATTGGAGTTGGTAATATCTTTAACTTTCCGAACCCGTTAGCACCGTCCATCCACATGCTTGTAATCATATGTGATACACGGTCTAGGTTGATCTTTAAATCATCTGGGTGATCTACTTCACCTAATACAGAATGACCTTCTGTAATCTGTTCGTTTAATGTTTGTACAGCGGATTCGATTTCGGAAACAGGGTAAATACGCTCGTTAGCGTTTTTTACCCCGCCCTGAATGAAGATACCTTTCATATAAAGGTTCTTCTTATCACCTTCACTTACACTTTCAACCACCATGCTTGCGCGGTCAAACGTCAAGTGCTCCTTGAGATACAAAGCCATTCTCTCAGATTCCTTATATTCTACGCTTTACTGTCTTGCGTGATTCAGCAACAGGGCTCTTAGCATTAGATCCATCATCAGCCTTTTTAGGAGCCGGAGCCTTTTCTAAGTCAGCATTGTTTTGTGCCGGAGCATTCTTCCAGTTGTTAGCGTTCTTTACACTTGTTTCACCTTTTGAGTAGAAGTTGCTAGGTCCTTTAGGACTTGTAGGAACTGTCTCACTAGCGCCACTGAACTTTACTGGACGACTGTCCATTCCAGCTTGTCCACTGTTGTTTAAACTTGTGCTTTTTGTGTTCTGACCGTTGTCACCATGAGTAACAGATACTTTCTTCAAAGTAATTGCTTCCATCATAGCTTCTTCGTCATGATCTTGTTCCATGTCATGTGTTAAATCTTCACCATCTTCTTCAGCATGGTCATCAAATTCAGCGTCAGACTCATCGTCACCCATTTCTGAGTCGCCATTACCCATGATTTCTTCAAATTCAGCCATCAATTGGTCTAATTTATCTTCAATGCTTACTAGACGATCTTCAACACCTTCATCGTCCATGTCATCGTCGGCTTCGATATCAACGATATCGTCATCACCGTCGTCATCAAAGTCAATTTCATCTTCTTCCTCTTCGGTCATGCCTTCTTCTTCAGCACTGATTTCAGCCATCATCTCGCCTACTTGACCGCCTGGGTTCATGCCTTCATCCATTTCATCGGACATTATATCTTCATAGATTTCGCGGCTTTTTTCAACTACGATATCGTGAAATAATGCACGGGCTTGTTCTTCGTTCTCGTTGATAATCAAATCAATAAGTTGTTCAAATTTTTTGTGGTCCATTGTTTGTTTCTCCTAAGTAATGGCTTTGTATTATATTTACACCATATCTTAACAAACAGTGTTATAAGTACTGTTTTTTTACGTTTTTAGGAGAGTTATACGGTTGGTGCGCCTGCTTCGGGCTTAACACCATATTGTTCGTGTACTTTTTTGATATACTTTGCTTTTTCAAAATTACGAACATCTAACATTTTTCTAAGTTTGCGTATCTGTCTTAATGTTAGTTTTGTCTTACGACTTTCTTTCCACTTTGGTTTGCTGTTGTCCGCTTCGGTATCTTGGTAGCCTTCTACGGCGGGATTAAACATTTCAAAGAGTTTCATAGATATGTATTTATCTTACATTGCATTACCGGTCGGTGCTGGCATTCCACCCGGAGTGTTTCCAGCATCAGTAACTGGACCTGCTACTTCTGGACCACCTGCTTCGCCTTCTTCTGGTTGATTTTCAATACTATCAGCAGTTTCCATGTCAGCATCTATGTCGCCGGCGCTAACGCCAATATTACGTAAATCACTACTTGATGGTTCAACATCAGTGTCTTTGCCGTTTTCTTCACGCCACATCTTCTCATTCTTATTGATTTCTTCTTCACTTAATCCCAAGAATCTTTCCAAAGCAAAACGTTTA